AGCGAGCTGCTTAATCCGCCGCGCGGCGTGAGGTGGAATACCAAGGAAAAGCGTTTCCAAGCGTGAGCATCTATACCCTCGAGGAGCGGATGACGACGGCGCAATATCTGCGTTCGCTCTACGGCGACCGGCTACCGCGCCGGGACGAAGAGAACACCTGGAAACTTAGCGAAGTGGAAATGTTCGGGAAGTCGCCGCTGTTCGCGATCTCGAACTATTTCCATATCCCGGATAAAGACCAACGGATGATCCTCCTGCGCCCGTTCGCGGGGCAGGCGATTCTCGATCTCTGTCTCGAGCGGCAGCGCCGGGAGGGAGTCGCGCAGCGGGTCCTCGGCTATAAGTCGCGGCAGGTCGGTTGGTCGACGTGGATGCTCGCGCGCACGTTGCAGCACACGATCTCCGGCTTCAACCGGCGCGGTATGTTCCTGGTCCCCGACGAGGACGTTGCGGCGGTGATGAGCACGCGCATGGGCTCGATGCTCAATAACCTGCCGCGCTTCTTACAGCCGCGTCGTCGCATCCAGAACATGAAGCACGTCGTCTTCGACGAGCCGAATCCCAAAGAGCGGCTCGAGGACCCCGGCCTGCAAGGCGAGCTTCAGATCACGGTCCCATCCCCGATGCGCGGTATTCCCCCGCAGCATCTTACGATCTCCGAATACTCGCACATGCCTCCCGACGCGCAGCTCGCCGTGTCGTCCTCGATCCTGCCGGCGATGCGGCTCGCCGCGAACTCGCTCATCGTCATCGACACGACGCCCAACGGCTACGACGATTTTTACTACCCGATGATTATGGACGCTTGCGAGGCGAACAAGAAGTGGATCAAAACGCTCGAGGAATCCCCGCGAGCTTACACCGCAGAAGAGATTCTCGGCGGCGCGATCGGAGCGCCCGAGAACCTGTACGACGACGCGTGGCTCGTTGCGTTCGAGCGTTGGGATTGGCACGAAGAATACACCGTCCGCGATAAAGAGCACCCGCGCGGCGAGCTAAACAAACCCCCGCCGCACATCTGGAAAGAGTTCCTTTCGGACATCGGGCGCAACTCGAAGTTCGGCGGCGAAGAAGAAAACGATCTCAAGAAGCGATTCGGTGTACCCGACGGCACGCTCTACTGGCGCCGCCGGAAGATTATGTCGTATAAAATGCCGACCGATGCGATGCGGCTCGCGACGTTCCACCAGGAGTTCGCCACGTCCATCGAGAGCGGGTTCATCGAACTCGGACGTACTCCGTTCGACCAGGATTGCCTCGAAGCGCTGTGGCAGCAGCGGCGCGATCCGATCGCAAGCGGCCTGCTCGAAAAGGACCGTGATGGGAAGATCGGCGTTCGCCATTCGCTCGGAACGGCGTGGCAGGAATGGCGCATCTACGCGCCGCCCGAAGTCGGCGAGCAATACGCCTTCGGGGTCGATACGAACAACGCTTACGAGTCGATGGAAGCCGACGCGACGGCGGGCGCGATAATGCGCTATCGCGACAATAAGCTCGTCGCCCTGTACGTCGCTCACGCCCCCTCACACGTCTTGCGCGAGCAAGTTCATCTCGGTCATCGTTGGTACAATAACGCTTACCTCGGAATAGAAACGCGCGAGCTTGGATACTCTCTCATTCGCGATCTTATCACGATGGGCGTGCAGAACTTCTATTCGTGGAAGCGCCACGACGCCGACTTCCCCGAGCCGACGCGCTATCCGGGTTGGCAGACCGACGGCCGCACCCGCCCGCTGATGGACGCGAAGTTTATCGAGTACCTCTGCCGGCGAGATCCGAACACGCACAAACCCGCTCCCGGTATGATAATCCCCGACCGGGAAGCGCTGAAGCAAATCCAGGGAATCCGCCGGGGCGACACGGGCTCGCTCAAGCACCAACACGGCAAAGACGACATCTTCGACGCGATCTGTATCTGCCTGTGCCTGTTCGACGACCCCTTCGGGGGGTTCCACCGGGCTGCGGAGAAGAAGCCGCGCGAAGAGAAGGCCGAGTTCGAGCGGCTGTTCCGCGCCGCATCCGGCGGGAACGTCAGCCGCAACCGCCCGAGCCTCGCCAGCTTGTAGGGGGACGCATTGGATAAATACTGCTTCAAATACGCCGAGATCGACCCGCTCAAACTTCCGCCTCCGATCGGGGACCGCTACCTCCTCGAGATGATCGACTACGACGACGACGCGCTGCCGCACGGACTCGTCTTGCCGCAGGTTGGAGGGCACGATCTCGTCAGCATCCCGATCCCCGCGTTAGTGCTCGCGGCCGGCAACGGGCATCGTCTTGAGACCTCCGATCCTGCGGTCGTCATGCCCGAAACGGCGCAAGACCCTACCCTCACGCCCGAGCAGCGCCGCGCGCAGCGCGCCGCGCAGATCAGCTACATTCACCCGGCGATTGGGGATAATTCGGTCGTCTTCCGCCCGCTTGCAACCGTGCCGATGTTCTTTGCTCCGGGCCAGGTGATCTTCGTCGAGAAGTATTCCGGCCGCGAGTTTCACTTGAAAGGCCGAACGTATCGGTACATGAACCAAGTCGACTGCCTCGGTTGGACGGGCGTCGTTCTCTCCCCGCGCGACGACGGGGATTGGGAAGTAGCCCCGCCGCCTACGCCGGCAACACCGATCGCGAACGGGAAGTCGCCGCGCCTCTACGTTCCGTCATAATGAATCTCGTCGACGTTCTCCGAAAGTTCGTTGACCCTCGCGGTCAGATAGGAGAGTTCCTATCACCCTCAGACGTTTTCAAATCGCGCGCGGGCCTCCCGATCGACGCTCCGCAGCGCGCGCGTGCCGTGCTGCCCAACCCGCCGCCGGTCATCCTCAAACCGGCGAGCTTTCACGATGTCGACACGATCGACGTTCCGAAGTCTCGGATGCGCGTCGTGTCCGCGTATGTAGAAGAACACTTCACGCCGGTTTACAAGGAACAGGAATCCCGGAATTATCACGCGATCCTGGCGGCTGGGATGCAGCTCGACGGCTGGATCGTCGAGCAGAAACTTCGCAAGCAGTATTGCGACTGCACGAACGCTCGGCTCGAGCGGGACGTGGACGGCAAACTCGTCCATCGCGCCTGTGGGCGGGCGAAGACGCGAGTTGCCGATAGTGAGTTCGCGCAGCACATTCTCAACATTCAGATCGCCCCGAGCGACGAGTTTTACAACACCTACTACGAAACGATCCCCGGCGACGATCCGGTCGTTCTCGACGGCAAGGTCCTCAAGGGTACGCCCGTCTGGAAAGACGGTAAGATGGTTCACGACGGGACGATCCGAGGCGGCACGCAGATGACGCGCGGCCGGCGCGAGTGGCGCGAGAAGACGAAGGGTTGGGTTCTGTGGGACAAGGGCGTCGTCAAAGAGCGCGATAAGGCGTACGCGGAATATCAGAAAAAGTTTATCGACGGCGTTCGTCCGCGCGTGAAAGCCTTGAGCCGTTTACTACCGCGTAAGGTCGGCGAACTCTAATGCCGGGAAACCCGACCGTCTTCGGCCCGAGCATATCGAGCATATCGCCCTCTCCGGGAAGTCACTTCGGAGGCGCCCCTGCTCCGGTCACGACGCAAGCTGACGACTTAGATCCCGAAGGCGAAGAAGAGATCGTCGCCTGGGCGCGTCAAGCGGCCGGAATCCTCAAGCGCGAACGGCAAGACATAACGCTCGAGATGACTGAAGCGGTCAACCTCTCGCGCGGAGGAACGCCGTTTTTCAAGAACCGCCCGCCGTGGAAGATCGGCACGCGGCTCAATAAATGCTTCACCGTCCCCGATAAGTGGGCGGCGGTGCTTACCGACAGCGAGCCGACGATCACGTTCGGCTCGACGCGCCCGTCGGGCCAGCGTACGGCCGACCTGCTGACGGCCGCGTATGCGAAGGCGCACGAAGACAACGGTTGGCAGCGGATCATCCGTAACACCGTCTTCAGCTCGCGCGTGCAGAAGAAGGCGTTCTTGTCCTTGCGGCCCGATCCGTTCTCGAAGAATAAGAACGCGGCGCTGCTGCTCTCGATCCCTGGTCTGCAGGTATGGGTCGATCGCAACGCTACGAGCATCGACGATGCCGAAGTGATAATGTACGAATACCGGCAGAGTTTCGGGAAGGTCGTCGCGCGCTTCCCCGACATCGAAGAGAAGCTCTTGCGGAAGTACGAAAACGAGTACGACCCGCAGGACATCGACAACGGGAGCGTCCTCTCCCCGCCCGCTACGCTCGCGATGCCGACCGGAGCGGTCGTCAATAATCCGCCGTACTCCGGTTCTCCGAACCCGCCCGACGAGGCCGGCGGAACGAGCGGTTTGCTCATCCGCGAGTTTTGGACGCGGCCTCATAGGACGGTCAAGGTCAAGACGCCGATGCTTACCGCGTCGGGCGAGCCCGCGACGGTGCCAAAGCGGATCACCTACGCCGACGGTACGAGCGAGCCGATGCGGCGAATTATCACCGAGGGGAACGTCGTGTACGAGCTGCCGCAGTCGCTCGTCGACGGGCTGCAAGACCTCTCGGACATCGGAGGCGTGCGGATTCTCGACGAGCAGGACGCCTACGAAGTTTGCTTCCACAAAGTCGATTCGCTGCTGTACCCCGACGGGCGGCTGCTGATCGTCGTCGACGACTTCGTAAAACCCAAGAAGGGCGATATGCTCAACCCGCTTGGGTACATCCCCTTTATCGAGATCGAAGCTCATCCCGACCCGATGCGCTTCTACGGTATCTCCGACATCGACCTCATAAAAGATGCCTACGAAGCTCTCGTCCGAACGGTGAGCCTCATCTTCAACACGGCGAACCTGGCGGGCAACGCCGTGTGGCGCATCCCCGATACGAGCAACCTCGCGAACGATGACATAACGAACGCCCCTGCTTCTATCCAGCGCGAAGATATGACGACGCTGCGGTACGGTAAACGCGAAGCGGCGCCCGAGATGCCGAACTACATAATGAATCTAGTGCAGTTCTATCTCAATCAAATCGACGATCTTTCGGGTCTCACGCAAGCGGCGCAGGGCAAGAGCCCGCCGAAAGCGCAGCAGTCGACCGATACGGCGCTGATGATGCAAGAGCAGTCGGGCGTGAGCTTCCGCGACGGACAGCGTTCGCTCAAGCGCGCGATGACGCGCCTGGGCCAACACTTCCAGGAGTTCGTCGAGCGGTTCTATACCGAGCCCGAGCTTGTCGAGATCAAGAACGCGCTGGGCGAGAAGCAGTCGTTCCCGTTGCTCGGCTCGCATATCGGCGAGAACTATCGCGTCGAAGCGAAGCCCGGTTCGATGATGAGCGCGACGCCGACTGCGCGGCTCAACACGGTACTCAACTTGCTGCAATCCGGCTTCCCTATCTTCGACCTGCCGGAAGTATGGAAGCTGCTCGCCGAGGTCGGTGCGATCGAATCTGCGACTGCCCTCGAGAAGCGTATCACCGAGGAGCGCGCAGATCCGAAGCGCCAATGGCTCGTCCCCGGCGCGCAGCCGCAACCGAAGAAAGGTTCACCGAAGAAACCAAACTCGAAGAGTTCAAAGGCGCCGCAGACGCAGGGTGCGGGGTAGCGCCGTGGAACGTGAGCGCGCGACGACGGATGCGGGAGGGATAACATGGCGATGATGCCGCCGGGAGCTGCGGGGCCGGGTCCATCACCCGGAGGTCCCCCGCCAGGACCACCCGGTTTGCCACCGCCGCAAATGCCGCCGGGGCCGATGGCGCCACCCCCGATGGGGCTCGCACCGCCGTCACCAGGACTAGGACCCGGCGCCGGCTCGCCGTTCGGAGCGCTCTTTTCAGACCTCTCGGTCGATCTCGAGCCCGGATGGCAGATGATAGATATGGGCGTACGCTGCTTCCGCGCGGCGCTGAAGACCGAGGAGTTCCAGCAATCGTCGATGGGAAAAGTGAACGCCGTCTTTCGCGAGCTTACGAACACGGCGGTCAAATTGCTTTCTCACTATACCTCCGGGCGCACGGGCGGATCGAGCGGCCCACGGGCGGGCGAGGAGATGAACGGTAAAACGGGAACGTCCTCCTCACCGGACGCGGACGATATGCCCGGCAGCACAGACACCGATTTCGGAACAGGAGGGGGGTAGATCTCGTGGCACGCAGCAAGCACAAGAAGCACGGCGGCTTGGAAGAGCACATGAAAAAGTCCAAGAAGCACCACAAAAAGGGCGGCAGAAAACGGCACCACAAGCGCTGACGCGCGGATCGAACGCCGACGCGGCCGGGACCCGCGTTGTTCGAGAAAGGGTACTGAGTGGCTAAACTCGGATCGAAAGACGACATCGCGGATCACGCCGCAAAGTTTATCAACGCGGCGATTACAGAGGGCAAGGTATCACTTCCCGAAGGGACAAGCGTCGAGGCGGCGACAGCCGCAGCCGCAGTCCCCGCTTTCAGCGCCGGGACCGTTGCGCTCGACGAGAATACCGGCCGGCCGATTGCGCCGGCTGCGGCCGTCGAAACTCCGCAGATTTCCGAGGGCACGACCGTTGCGCCCAACGCGACGGGTGCGCTCGACGCCGATGTCGGAGCTGCGGCCGAAGCGGCCGCTGCCGGCCGGGCGAACGCTCCGCGCGACGAGCGCGGGCAATTCGTTTCCGAGAAACCCGTACAAGAGGACGTACAGAAGGACGTACAACCGGCGCCGAAGACGACCGAGCAACGCGGTGCTGCGGCCGAGGCGGCGGCGGGCGCGGTGCTCGACGAGTGGGCCGAGTACGTCGACATTCCGTT